AGGGCTTCATCATGGTCAAGGTCAACGGCACGCCGACCAAGCGGGGTCCCGTTTTCATTTGGACCAGTGCCTCGGCTGGCGCGCACGTTGTTGGCGGATTCGAATCCGCTGCTGACGCTGGAGACACCGTGCGCGTGCTGAACGCCTACTTCAACGGCCCGCCTGATGCCAATGGCGTGGTTGAAATGCGGGTCTGGAACCAGGGCATCTAAGCCGCAGCGCTTCTCAATCCAATCTACACAAGGAAAGCTGAATCATGAAACTGTTTACTCAGAAGCGCTCGATCGTCCGTGCCTTCACCCGTGATGGTGCGATGACCTTCGACAGCATCAACCCCCACGGCATCATCGACATGCAGGGCACTGCCAGGGGCAAGGGCTTCGATCACGCCTACAAAACCCATGATGGCGCGCGTACTGTGGACTCCACAGGCGCGTTCCTGGTGGGCGAGCTGGAGCGACTGGACCAGACCCTCCACATGCCACTGGCGGCCGTGACCTGGGCACGGGACATCGACCTGCGGGAGGACGTCTCGATTGCTGACGAAGGCTCCAGCTTCACGCTGTCCAATTTCGGCAGTGCTGGTGGCCTGGGTGCCGGCAATGGCATCCGCAACGGCAAGGCCTGGATTGGCAAGGCCACGGATCAGATCGGTGGGCTGTCGGTCGACATTGGCAAATTGCTGCAACCCTTGAGGCTCTGGGGCTTGGAGGTCAAGTATTCCATTCCGGAACTGGAAAGTGCCGCCAAGATGGGCCGCCCCATTGATGCGCAGAAGTACGAGGCCCTGAAGCTCAAGCACCAGATGGACATCGACGAGCAGGTTTACGTCGGCGATTCCACCACGGGGGATACGGGCTTGGTCAACCACACCCTGGCCACGAACGTCAGCAATCTGCCGAACGGCGCCGGGGGCTCCCCGTCCTGGGCACTGAAGACTCCGGCAGAAATCCTCGCCGACGTCAACGCCATCATCACCAGTGCTTGGGCTGCCAGTGGCTACGCCGTGATGCCGAACAAGCTGCTGATCCCGCCGACCCAATTTGGCTACATCAGTACGCAAGTGATCAGCACGGCCGGCACGACGTCCATCCTGAAGTACCTGCTTGAAAACAACATCCTGGTCACGAGCGGCAAGGGCAAGCTGGAGATTCAGCCGGTCAAGTGGCTGTTTGGCGCTGGCGTGGGCGGCACCATCGGCACCCCTGGCACGGATCGCATGGTGGCCTATTCACAGGCCAAGGACTACATCCGCTACCCGATGACGCTCCTCCAGCGGACTCCGGTCCAGTTCGTGTCGATCTACCACGCTTCGACCTACTACTGCCGGCTTGGCGTGACCGAGTTGGTCTACCCGGAAACCATCGCTTACCGGGACGGCCTGTAATTCGCTCGGTGCAGTGAAGTGATGAAACAAGGGGCGCCGGATCCGGCGCCCCTTTCAACAACCCAGGAGCCTCAGATGGCACGCAACACGATCAAGACCCAGAGCACCCAGCCGGAGGCCGAGGTGGAAGAAACCCCGACCATTTCTCGGCGGCCCATCAACATGGCGGCGCAGATTGCCTCCCAGACGACTGAGGTTCAGCAGTCAGTGGAAAGCGGCAAAACAGTCACGGTCCGGATTCCCCGGGATTTCTCGCTGACCCTGGCTGACTTCACCCAGGTTCACTACAAGGTGGGCGTAGATGAAATGCCGATCGAGCACGCCACCCACTGGTATTCGGTAGCCAGTGGTGTGGAAATCTATGATTCAAAGAAGAGCCGGGAATAAGCCCGTTTGATCAGGAGCCCAGTATGGCAATCACGGTAACGATCGCTCAGTTTCGACTGGATTTCACGGAGTTTGCCAGCCTTACGAAGTACCCGGACGCCCAGCTCACTTTCTGGCTGACGCTGGGCTCCCTTCTGATCAACGCCGACCGGTGGGGGGACGTGGTCAATTTTGGCGTGGAGCTCTACATGGCCCATAACCTCGCGCTGGGGGCCATGGCGCAGAAGCAGGGGGCCAGGGGGATCCCTGGGGCAGCTTCGGGGATGCTGAACAGCAAGAGCGTCGACAAGGTCTCGGCTGGATACGATACCGGCTCTGTGGCTGAGGAGTTCGGGGGGAACTGGAACCTGACCACCTACGGCCAGCGGCTCTATCGGCTTATGCAGCAATTCGGCGCAGGCCCCCTCCAAATTGGCGCCGGCCCGGGTTGCGCTCCGGTTTACAACACCTGGCCGGGGCCCGGGGGCTGGAATGGTGGCTGGTAATGGCGACCAAGGGTGGCACTGGGGTATTCCGGAAGGATTTCAACGGGGGCCCTGAAATGCTTATCAAGGCCATGAAAGAGATGGCCAGCAATGAGGTCCTGGTTGGCTTCCCAGAGGCCTCCACGGACCGCAAGATGGATCCCGAAGACGAGGCAGGGAAGGACCTCACAAATGCACAGCTGGGCTACATTCATGACAACGGGGCCCCGGAAGCCAACATCCCCGCCCGGCCCTTCATGTTGCCCGGCATCGAAGCTGCAAGATCCAAGCTCATCAAGATCGCCAGGAGCACGGGATTAAAGGCCCTTGATTCTGACAATCCACAGGAGACCGTCGATCAGGGGCTGCACATGATGGGCTTGGTTGCCCAGGCCTCAATCAGGGGGGTCATCAACGATGGAATCGACCCACCCCTCGCTGACCGCACCTTGCGGGAACGGGCAAGACGGGGCCGTAAGGGGGCCCAGGAGGAACTAGACAACCGCGCGAAGGGGCTGCCACAGGGGAAAGAGCTTGCCAAGCCCCTGATTGACACGGGCCAGCTTCGCAATGCAGTCAATTACGTGATACGACCCAGGAAGAGAAGGAGCAAATAATGCCGTGGCTTGACGTTTCTGATATCGTAGATGACCCGGACCTCGCGGACATTTTTAACGTGATTCAACGGCCCGAAACGGTCGATCCCGCAACGGGGCGTTCCTCCACAGGCAGCGTGGAGAATCTGGATATCCTTGGCGTTGTGACGATGCAGGACCCTGCGGAACTGATGCGCCGTGATGACAGCGACTCAGCGCCCCGCCTGATCTTCGTTGCTTCCACATTCCGATTCCGTGCCACGAGCAAGGAAGGCGGGAGCCCCTACAAGGGCGATGTCATCGTCTGGCCCCAGCCCGGGGAAGCGGGCTCCACCGAATATACCGTGATCAAGGTCTATCCGTATAGTCGCTACGGCGCCGGTTTTACCGAGGTGGTGGCCCAATCCATGAACGCAACCGATGAGGTGCTGTAATGGCTGACACCCCGGTGCTTCTGGGGGGCGGGAATCTCGTCCTTGATGGCCTGCCACCCGTAGTTCTTCCAACGGATGCCAGCTCAGGCGCTGCGGGCTTCTTGGCGCCCTTGACGGCCCCAATCTATGACAACCCCCTGGACGACTTCTTTCACGCGTTCCTGGTGGCGTTAAGCACGATCCCTGGGGCGTTGGTGCGCCCCAGGTGGCAGCCAGAGCCCCCGAACCTGCCCCCCTTCACGACGGATTGGATGGCTTGGGGCATCGTGGATGTGGATGAGGACCGCTTCGCCTACCAGGATCTGGTGGAAACTGAATCAGGCGATCAGTTTGTGGTAGAGCGCGACGAGATCCTGACCATGCTCATGAGCTTCTACGGCCCCAGGGCGGGCCAGCTCGGCAAGCAGGTTTCCGCCTCCATGCAGCTTTCGCAGAATCGGAGTTATCTCCGCACGCAGAACATGACCCTGATAGAGGTCATGGGTCAGGCCAGAGTTCCGGCCCTGCTCAAAGAGAAGTGGGTGCCCCGGGTGGATCAGCGGGTGCTCTTTCGACGCCGGGCCACGTGGGCATACCAGGTGCACACGATTGAAAGTGCGCAGGCTTCCCTGGAGAACGAGCACTATTCAACCCCGCTGGTCGTTACCGACCCACCAACAACGCCGTAAAGGAGCTCTATGCCTAGCGTTACAGCAATCATCTTGTCCCGGCAGCCGCTTTCCAACAAAGCCAAGGCCCTCAAGGTGCCGGATGGGATCAAGGTTCTAAATTTCGTGAGCGAATTCAAGAGTTTCAAGAGCTACCAGCGCTCATGGTTCATGGCAGTAGCCCAGGTGCTTACGGAATGGTTCTTCTTCTTGGACGATGACGACGAACTGCCTCCGGGCTTCACCGGGCTTCTGGATCGGATTCTGGTGCAGGCGGGGACCGCAGCACTCGCCTATACCAACGAGCTGATCATCAACGATGCCGGCATCGCAGTGGAATCCCGGAAGGCCAGCTACTCGCAAGACGAGCATGTTCGCAATGCGATGCTCTGCCATCACCTGGTACTTGGCCGGACAGATGCCGCAAAGCGGGCAATGGAGGTCTGCCCCAGGGGCGATTTCACCCCAGAGCCCATGGTCTATTTCCAAATGGCAAAGGAGGGGGCCGTTTGGGTGGACGAGATCGGCTACCACTGGTATCGGGGCGCCGGTGGGATGAATCGCTGGGTCTCGGCACTCGCGGCTCAAGGTGCTGCCCGGCGCTGGTGTGCTGCAAACCGGGAACTCTCCTCGCCCACAGAAGCGCCACCCGAATTGGTGAAGCTGGAAGCACCACCGCCCCCACAGATGGATCCCGGGCTTGCTCCTCATCGGCCCGTAAAGAAGACGGCTCCCAGGAAAACTAATCGCAGGGTAAAGGGGTAACTCATGGCAATCCGCATCGGTTGGCGAATATTTAATCCCTTTTTCACAGGGGCTGCCTACGACACGACTCAGTCTCTCTATGATCCCAATTATGATGGGGTCCTGGCGGAGCCCAGCGCAACAGACTGCTGGCACGGTGGCATTAATAACGACGGCTCCGCTATTGGCACCGTGGTGTGGACCCCGACCTGGATACCCGTTACGAGTGATCCGGAGCCAACAATTGAGTACGACGGGGGCGGCGTCGTCTTCCGCACCTCCGGGCGAGATGGCATGGGCTCCGGCACCTACCTGGACGGGGAATTGCGGATGGCCGCTACCGTCGATGCCATTCCGGTTCCCGGCTATCTTCGGATCGTCGTCACGTCAGCCGGCCCCGCCTACGGAACCGCAAATTGGGATTCAGTGGGGGCGGGGGCCCTCGTCGTGGATTTTTCAGCAGCCCCCCTAAGTGGTGATGCGCCGCTGGAGGTGCAGTTCACTGATGAAACCACACCTGCCGCCGACGACTGGTTTTGGGAATTTGGGGACGGAGGCGAGGCCACAACCCAGAACCCAATCCACACCTACGTGGCCCCCGGGACCTACGAGGTTTACCTGAATGCTTTCTCAGGCGATTTTGACGGGGAGGAATTAAAGCCTTCCTACATCACAGTCACCAGCCCATCACCCGCCCCACCACCCTCCTCAGGAACCATCATGAGCGTTCTCCCAGTTTCCCGTTTGATCCACGTCGGCGTCAATCTCACGCCGTCGGGCGCGCAGGGGCAAGACCTCTCGACCCTGCTGGTTCTCGGCACGTCGTCTGTAATTGACCCTGTGGAAATGATGCGCACCTATTCGCGCATTGAAGATGTCGCAGCAGACTTCGGCACCAGCGCCGAGGAATATTTGGCGGCCGTGCTCTGGTTCGAGCAAGTGCCCCAGCCCAGTAGCCTACTGATTGGCCGCTGGGTCGATGCCGCGAGCACCGGTGGCCTAAAGGGCGCGACCCTCTCCGCAGCCCAGCAGACCCTGAGCCTGTGGACGGCAGTCACGGCCGGCTCCTTCACCTTCACCAAGGATGCCGGCGCAGCGCAGGACATCACGGGCCTGAATTTCTCCGCAGCGGCCAACCTGAATGCAGTAGCTGCACTGATCCAGGCTGCGCTATCCGGCGTGACCGTGGTCTGGAATTCGATCTATGGCCGGTTTGAGATGACCAGCACCACCACCGGCGCCACCTCTGCAATCAGCTTCCTGACCGCAGCACCAAGCGGCACGGACATCTCAATCATGCTCGGCATGCGCAGCACCTCCAGCGGCGCCTACCGCTTCCTGGGTCAGGCCGCAGCCTCTGCAATTGAAGCCGTGACCCTTTTCGCACTGACCTTCGGGCAGCAGTGGTATGCGCTGGTGGTGCCGAGCGCCATCAATTCTGATCACTTGCTGATTGCCCCGTTCCTCGAAGCCACGGACACCAAGCACTTCTACGGGGTGACGACGCAAGAGGCTGGGGTGCTCAGCGCCGTGGACACCACGAACATCGCCTACCAGCTCAAGCAACTGGGCTACAAGAAGACGATGGTGCAGTATTCAAGCAGCAATCCGTATGCCGTGGTTTCGGCCCTGGCCCGGATCCTGACCACGGACTACAACGGCAATTCCACGGTCATCACGCTCATGTACAAGCAAGAGCCTGGCATCGTGGCCGAGAACATCAACGTCAACCAGGTCACCGCACTGGAGGGCTTCAATTGCAACGTCTTCGCAGCCTACGACAACAGCACCGCGATCTTCGAGCCGGGGGTGACGAGCTCGGGGATCTTCGTGGACATCGTGCTGGGCACGGATTGGTTGGCCGTGGATCTGATCACGAACCTCTACAATCTGCTCTATACCAGCACGACCAAGATCCCGCAAACCGATGCTGGCACCCATCTCCTGGTCACGACGTGTGAAAGCGTGCTGTCGCAAGCAGTGATTAACGGATTGCTGGCCCCAGGGGTCTGGAACGCCGGTGGCTTCGGACAGCTCGCGCAGGGGGACTACCTCTCCAAGGGCTTCTACGTCTACGCGCCCAGCGTGAACGATCAGGATCCAGCGGACCGGGCAGCTCGGATCTCGGTGCCTATCCAGATCGCGGCGAAGCTGGCGGGGGCCGTGCACGAGGTCGTAGTAGCGGTGCTCGTGAACCAATAGTAATCCAAAACCAGCAAGGATCTTTCAATCATGAGCAATGTCTATAGTTTCCTCGACGTTCAGGCTGCGATCGTGGGGCCCGGCGGGGCCTTTTCCCTGGGTTCTGGTGCCGGCGCCGCTGACGAGGGGATCAGCATCGACCCGGCCGGTGAGATCGATGGCATGCAGATCGGTGCCGATGGTGTGGGTCAGCACTCGCTCCATGCGGACAAGAGCGGCAAGGTCACGGTCCGGGTCCTGAAGACCAGCCCCGTGAACAAGCTGCTGTCAGCCCTCTACAACTTCCAGACGGCCAGCGCCGCCAGCCACGGACAGAACACCATCACGATCAGCGATGCGGTCCGTGGGGACACCATCACCTGCCGGCAGTGCGCCTTTGCCAAGGCCCCGAACCTGAACTACGGCAAAGAGGCCGGCACCCAGGATTGGGAATTCAACGCGATTGCAATTGACCGCGTGCTCGGCTCCTAACCCTTTCACAACCTGGAGAGAATAAATGTCAGAACTCGAAGTATCGGGCGCCGTCTACCGCGTTGGCAAGATCAACGCGCTCACCCAGCTCCACATCGGCCGCCGGCTCCTGCCGGCGCTGGTGGCCGTGGGGGTCAAGGCGGAGGACCTCTCCCGATCCGGTGGCGTGGCAGCCATGGCCGACTTCATGGAGCCCGCGGTCAAGATCATGGGTGCGATGAGTGATGAGGATGTGAATTACGTCCTCTTCGGCGCGTTGGCGGCCGTCAGCCGGAAGCAGGGGGAGCGCTGGGCCCCCATCACATCAGGTCCCCGTCTGATCTTCGAGGACATCGACATGCCCTCGATGGTCCGCCTGACGGCTGCGGTTCTCCAGGAGAACCTCGGCGGTTTTTTCGCACTGCTCCCCGTCGTGAGGCCTTCGCCCGGAAGCTCAGACACGGCGGGGGATCAGGCGCAGACCTGATCGCGATGCAGGGCGAGGAGGATTGGCTCTTTCGGCCGGTCCTCCGTGGGATGTACCGGGCGGAGCGGTTGCTCGATTGCTCGATCGATCTGGAATTCGTGGCCCTGTGCAATGAGGCTATCGACGTCGAGCAAGAGAACACCGCCCGATTGATGAAAAAGTGAGGCAACAAAATGGCAAGCAGCTCGGACGTTCTGCGGGAATACTTGGTCGCTCTGGGGTGGAAGGTCGATCCGGCCGGCGCAAAGAAGTTTGATTCCGTTATCCACGGCACGGAGAAGGCTGCCAATGCCCTGACCAAATCGCTGTTCTCCGTGGGCGCAGCAACGACCGCAATGGTCGCCAGCTTCGCCTACAACATGGAGAAGCTCTACTACGCCAGCAAGCGAACTAAGGCGTCAGTTGGCAACATCCAGGCCCTGCAATTTGGTGCGGAGCAGATCGGGGTCAGCGGGGAGACCATGCTGGCGTCCCTGGAGGGGATGGCGAAGTCGATCCGCAATAACCCCGGCATCCTCGCACTGATCAAATCGTTCGGTATCCAGGTTGAAGGCCGGGATATGAGCGACGTCATGAAAGACACCGTAAAGGTGTTGGCGTCCATGCCCCACTTCGTGGGTGCGCAGTTCGCTTCCATGTTCGGCATGGACGAACAGACCTTCCTCCACATGAAAGACAACATGGCGGAGATGGAGGCCGCCATGCAAAAGCGCAAGGATCTGGCAGCCAGCATGGGCGTGGATTCTGACGCTGCGGCACTTGCTTCCAAAGAGATGTTGAACTCGTGGCGAGCCGTGGTGGAGCAAGCCGGGCTGTTCAAGGACGTGATGGCCATCTCGCTCCTCCCTCTGACCAAGGAAATGTCAGATGTCACGCAAGGGGTCATGAAAGATTGGGCAAGGATCCTGCGCGAGTCCACTGGACCAAAGGCCACGGGCGGGAATTCGTTCATGGGTCGGTTGGTCGATGGGATTCGGGCAATGCAGGGCATTGGACCCTTGATGGGCGGGGGCGTGACGCTCACCAAGGAAGCTGATCGGCGTTCCAGGCTGACAAGCAGCGGGGTGGTCACGAACGAAGCCCCCAGGGCCGTTTCTGGGGCTTCTGGGGCCCCTGCGGACGAAAGGGCCGCGCGCCTGGCCAAGCTGACCGAGCTGGAAAAGAAATACGGGCTCCCGGCTGGTATCTTGGGGCGGGTCTGGAAAGCTGAAAGCAACGAGGGAAAGGACATGCTTTCGGCCGTGGGGGCCAAGGGGCATTTCCAGTTCATGGATTCTGCGGCCAAGGATTACGGGCTTGGGGATCCGAACGACTTCTCCAGCTCAGCCGATGCGGCAGCACGCTACTACAGCAACATGCTCAAGAAGTACGGGGGCGACGCCAGGTCAGCAGCGGCTGCCTACAACTGGGGCCCCGGGAATGTTGATCGCTACG